ATGCGTGTTGAGATCTGTATTGCTAAAGAAAAAATCAGCAAAATGCCAAAAGGTTCTGTTCCTGCCCTACAGCAAGAAATGCTGCGACAAATCAGTAAGCGTTATGACGATGTAGAAGTGATCGTTAAATCTGCCAGCAATGATGGACTCACTATTTTAAGAGCCGTGGATAAAGAATCCGCGCAAGAGTTTGTACAAGAAACGCTTCAAAATGTCTGGGAAACAGCGGACGACTGGTTTATTCACTGACTAAAAAACGTCAACATGCAGAAAACTCGCTATATCCGGCAAAAATGGCATCGCGAATGAAGCATGCAACCGCGCCCGGACAAAATACGGACTTCCGGAAATATGAAAAATCATCCATATCAACAGGATGCACGAAAAATGAGATTTCCGTCACTTCCGGAATTAACTTTTCCGTGGCATTCTTTATCTGTGTAGGTAAGGTCTCTTCACAATAATGACATAATCAACGCAGTTCATGGGGGAAGTGATGGTCCCCCATCTTTTTGTCTGTTATTTCTCCCCCCTGTATGCCTGTATCTCATCTGCACTGCTCAGCGTTTCCTGCCCCTTACCGTGCTACACTGGAGGTTCCCACCTGACTGCCGTCGTTCTCTTCACGATATACGCTGAAACAGCCCCACACAGTAAGGATATATTGAACTGACCTGAAGTGGACTACAGACCCGCCATGTTCCTGGCAGTGTATTACCGGTTAATGTGGCTGCTTTCTGAGAGCCCAGTTGAATGCTACATTCTCTCAGTTTACTTCCCGCAAGCACGGCACCTGCGGCATATTTTTCACTGTTACTTATACTGGCCTGAGCAAAGACAAATGCCCCAACAGCATGCAAACCACCTGCCGGTGAGCCAGCTGGTCCCTGTGGGCCTGTTGCCCCCCGGGGACCGGGATCACCTTTATCCCCTTTTGGTCCCTGTGGCCCGGTTGCGCCGGTGGCTCCTTTCTCACCTTTTGCCCCAGGAGCGCCAGTATCCCCCTTTGGTCCCTGAGGGCCGGGATCACCTTTATCCCCTTTTGCTCCCTGTGGCCCGGTTGCGCCGGTGGCTCCTTTCTCACCTTTTGCCCCGGGAGCGCCAGCATCCCCCTTTGGTCCCTGAGGGCCGGGATCACCTTTATCCCCTTTTGCTCCCTGTGGCCCGGTTGCGCCGGTGGCTCCTTTCTCACCTTTTGCCCCGGGAGCGCCAGTATCCCCCTTTGGTCCCTGAGGGCCCCTCGGCCCAGCCGGACCTGCCGGCCCCGTGTCCCCTTTATCTCCTTTCGGACCGGGAACACCACCTCCTGCTGCAGCCTCTTCTGCCTTTGTTTTCGCTTCATTTGCCACATCCATTGCCGCCTTCACGGCCTTCGGCGTGGCTGCCTTTGTTTCGTCATTACTGCCAGTATCACTGCTTAACTGCACCACACCTTTCTGCGTCGTGCTGGCATCCCGCTGGCTGACCGTATCCGGTTTGTTTTTTGTGCTGTAATCCACCCGCCAGTGGAAATACTGTGTGTCGCCGTAAACCGTACAGGTACAGACCGTGCCATTAATAAACCCCGTTGCACCGTATTCGCCAATGGTGACCCGGACTATGGCTGCCTCATACTTCCCCATCACCTCAATGACACAGCCACCCAGATTAAGTTTTCCCGGTCCGACATCCGTGATGACCTTATTGAATCCCGCATGCAGTGATGCCTTCATCATCCAGTAAGGCTGGTCAAATGCCCCTTTGGCTTTCAGCCAGGCGACAAACTCGCTCGTGGTCCATTCACCGGCCCCCGTATGAATGTCCCACCCGTATACTCTGGCTGCTCCCACAGTGTTCAGAAACTGCACCTTATCCGGAATATCGTCACCGTTTTTCGCTTTCTCCAGGCATCCGTCCGCTTTGTCCATTGCCGCTTTCACCGCTTTCGGGGTGGCTGCCTTCGTTTCATCATCACTGTCCGTTGCGCTGCTTAACTGCACAATTCCCTTCTGTGCCGTCGTCGCATCCGGTCCTCCCGGCTCGCCTTTTTCGCCCTTCTCTCCCCGTTCACCTTTCACACCCTGAAGCCCCTGTGGTCCTGTCTCACCACGCTCACCCTTTGGCCCCCGCTCGCCGGTATCGCCTTTTGGCCCGGGAATACCCTGTGGCCCCGTGTCTCCCTTATCCCCCTTCGGTCCCCGCGCATTCTCTGCCCGTTTCTTCGCTTCCTCTGCACTCGCCGCTGACGCTTCTGCACGTTTCAGGATTTCCGCGGCCACTGCCTCCAGCTCTGCAAGGGCTTTCGGGTAATACTGTGCGTCCTCCAGGTCCATCAGAAATTTATTCAGCGTTCCCGGTGCAGAGTCCGCCTTCACCAGAATGTCACCCACATATGACGGCGCGTACCCTTCCGTGTTCAGCGTCACCCGGTACAGACCCGGCTCAACATCCATACTGTAACTGCCGGTTTCCCCCGGCTGACCATACGCCACCGTGGTGACAATCACCGTCTCCGTTGTGCGTCGCGCTTTCAGCTCTATCGTGCATCCCGGTACCGGCTTACCGGCCCCGTCCTTCAGCACACCAGAAATTTTAACCGTCATACCTTTCCACCAATAAAAAAGCCCGCAGCAGTAATGCCACGGGCTTCAGGACAGTGTAACTTTACGTTTCCTCAGACGCAGTTCACTCCATAAGGTGTGATGAACATGCTCATTATACCAATATTTACAGAAGATAAAGCTGTATCTGCCGTCAGAAACGGTATCCAATCCCAACAATAAACGCATCCGTTCGCCAGTCACCATGACCGGCCACTTCGTACGCAAGGTCAACCGCCACCGTATCCGCCGGATTAAACTGAAGCCCTGCCCCCCATGCCAGCGTCAGATGACGTGCAGAATGGCCATCACTGGCAGTGGTGGTCACCCTGACATCCCCCGGTGTCACTTCATCACGCCGGTAATCCTGAACACTGTCAGACCAGCGGGTGTGCGCCATCCCGGCCATGCCATAAAGGCTGAGCTGCTCACTGACCTGCCAGACCGGCCCCGCCATCAGGCTCACATAACGGCCACGCAGACTTTCATAATGAAATGCCTTATCCCCGGTCATCGTGGTTCTGCTCTTTTTCGCAGAGGCGTAACTCAGCGAGGCTATGCCGCCCAGATGGTCCGTGAATTCATAACGGTATTTCACGTTGATCCCTTTTAAATCACCTGTACGGGCACCGGTACCGGACAATACCGGCACGCCGCCCGGGTGAACCTGAGCATATCCCACGGAAAATGCACCGTGTCCGCCTGCAGCCTGTGCAGGAAAAGTCATTACTGCCGGCAGGGTAGTAAAAAATAAAATGGCTCCGTATAAATACCGCATGATTACCTCTTTGTTTTCAGTCAATAAAAAAGGCACCACTTCGGGTGCCCGTCCGGGTTAATAAACCGTCAGCTGATACTGATACCTGATGCCCCCTTTTTCATCACAAGAACCTGTACATCACTGGCGAACGTATCCGGCGGAATATTTCCCGAATGCCGTGTGGACGTGACCGTGAATGTCAGGGTTACGTGTCCACCTCCCGCACGCATATCCACAATTCGGGCGAAAACCTGAGGTGCATCATTCGCCACGCCGTCATAAATCACTGCACCGTTCATCAGCACCTTCAGATAACACATCGAATATGTTGTTCTGCCGCTGTCGGTACGCCTGCTTCCGCGAAATGTCAGCGGAAGTACCACTATCTGGCGGTCAAACGGGTGATCATCATACACAGTGAACGTGCGCGTTCCGGAAGGCCAGTTCACACTGCCCTCATTCTGACGCGGGAAAGCGCCACTCCCGCCCTTGATAAGATCCCCGATGATGTTTCCCGCTTTCAGTGTGCCATTTATCGTGCAGTTCTCCGCTATCACGACATTATTCAGCGTGCCCGAGTTCGCACTGATATGTCCGCTGATATCCGCATTGCGGGCTGTCAGCCTGCCCTCCGGCGTCAGGGAGAACGTCGGGGGATTGCCGGATGACGTGATACTCACCGCAAACAGTCGCTTCAGGAACACGTCGTTCATGAACAGCTGGTTCCCCTGCGCCACAAACAGCGGCGTGGTGTTGCCGTTCTCCGGGGTAATCATCGCGATACGGTCCGCCTGCAGCAGAATATTGCTCAGCGTCTGGCCATCAGCATCCTCAATCCCCGCACCAATACCGGCAACATACGGAATGCCGTTTTTTGTTTTCTGCACCTTCAGCATGTACAGTGCAGCCAGGTCGTTATTTGTGTCTGTCTGCACCCGCTGTATCTGCTGTATGGTGGCGCTCTGGTCTTCCAGCTTTTTATCCGTGGTCGAGGTGATTTCACTCCCTTTGTCATCCACGTACTGGCGGACCTGCGCTATCTGCCTGGCGTTTTCCTCCGTGCTCTGGCTGACTGTCTGTGTGATTTCACTGCTCACCCGGTCCACCTGCTGACTCACCTGCGCGATGGCCAGCGTCTGGTCCTCATTCTTTTTCGCAACCAGCTGCGTGAGGCTGTTTTCCGCCTCCCCGATTTTTCGGGTCACTTCCGCAACATCCGTCTCCAGCCGCTGGCGGATGTCTTCTTCCAGTTGCGTGACCTCAGTACGCAGGGCTGACGCATCAATACGCTCTTTCAGTGCCTTCCCCAGCTGCGCCTCATCTATCAGCCCACGGAAAATTTCCAGATACCCTTCACCATCATTGCTGGCCTGCCCGCTGGCCTCCACAAACGCAGATTTCCCCACCAGGTTGACGCTGCGCACATAAAACCAGAAATCCTTCCCGGGCTTAATGTGCGGGCCGGAGACGCTCCACTGGCTGCCGGTACCCAGAAAACGGGCTGAGGTTTCCACCTGTGCCGTGTCCGTGATGCGTTTTTCTGAGAACCAGAATTCAGACTGTACCGTAGGGTCATACACCGCAGGATGCGGGACCACCGTTATCTGAAAATAGCCCGGCGTCAGTTCAATGCTGGCCGGTGCCGCCGGTGCATTAATCCGGAATGTGGTGGTGGCAGGTTCGCCCTGCTGGCCGTAGCTGTTTATCGCCCTGACCGTCAGGGTGTATTCCCCGAGCGGCAGGCCACTGAAACGGTGCTCCGTGTCCGCCGTGATGGCGCTGGTCACCAGGCGGCTGTTTTCACCGTTTCCGCTGGTCAGGCGCAGACTGAAGCGCACGCCCTTCACCACCCGCGGCGTGTCCCATTTCGCCAGCGCCAGATACTGGCCGTCTGAGGCACTCACCTCCACCGTGAGGTGCTGCACCGCTGGCGGGATGACGCTGTTCAGTGAGCCGGACATCGGCTCAAAGCGGGCTCCGTTATCCACAATGGCTTCTTTTTCCGGTACGTGCTGCACTGCCGTGATAGCAAAGGTGCCGTCCGTGTTTTCCCCGATGGAAACACAGCGGAACAGGCGACGACGCAGTGACGGCAGGGAGAGTCCCCACACACCGTATGTTGCCACGCCATCAGGCAGGACGCTGACCTGTATCCGGTCCGGGGCGGGGTGTGCAGTGATGTCCACGCGCACCGGCTTACCGCTGCCGTTAATCAGGTTCACCGTCGATGTCCCTGTCTCCGGCAGTGTCACCTCACGGTCCAGCGTCAGTGTGCGGCTGGCGGCATCAATGGACAGGATACGTCCGCCGGTCAGGGTCCCGGCATAGTCGTTATCACAGATTTCAATGATGTCACCGGGTGTGTGACGCAGCCCCTGTGACCCGAGCGTGAAATCCACCGTCTGCGTTTCCAGCAGTTCGGTCTTTATCACCCACAGTCCGGCACGGTGGGCCTGACCGCGGCTGGTACAGCCGAACGCATCCATCTTCAGCAGGTTGCGCCCGTAGCGCAGGATGGCGTCCGGGTCTTCCACCAGTTCCGTGGAAGTCTGCCAGCCGTTCTGCGGGTCGGTGTAATTCACCTCCACCGCCGTGTGCCGGTCCTTCAGGGCACTGAAGCTGTAGCGGAACCCCACGCCGTTATCATCCACCACCACATCGCTGTTGGTGTACGGCCACACCACATCCGACGGGCGGTCCTGAACGAACGTCAGCGTCTGGCCGTTCCATACCGGCATACAGCGCATCGCCGAGCAGAAATCCCCCAGGACATCCCAGACCTTACGCTGCTGTGACAGGTACGCATTGAAAGTCATCCGCGGCTCTGTGCCCCCGAAACCATCCGGGACCGTCTGGTCGCAGTACTGCCCGATGGCATACAGCGCCCACTTGTCCACATCCGCGGCCCCCAGGCGTTTTCCCATCCCGTAGCGCGGGTGGGTCAGCATGTCCCACAGGCACCAGGCCGGGTTATTGCTGTATGCCGGTTTCAGACTCCCGTCCCAGATACCGCTGTAGGTGCGTTTTTCCGGGTCATAGTTTGACGGCACCTGAATGATGCGGCCGCGGATATGGTAGTTCACCACCATCTGCTGGCCACCGAACTGCTCCGCATCCACCTGCAGCCCCACAATGGCCGTGTTCGGGTAGCACTGTTTCACATCGATGATTTCGGTGTATGACGACCACAGCGTTCTGTTCTGCAGCTGGTCCGTGGTGCTGTCCGCCGTCACCCTGACCATCCGGATGTTAAAGGGGCGCTCAGGGAGATTATTCAGAATCACCGACGTCAGGTACTGCGAGGTGGTCTTGCCGTTAATGGTGACATCCTTCTCCGTCACCCAGTTACCGTTACGCTCAAGCTGAATCAGCAGCCGGACAGAAGAGGGATTACGGTCACCCTTTGAGGTGGTCTCCACCAGTGACTGCACCCCGAAGGTGACCCGCAGACGGTCAATGTTCGCTGACGTGATGGTGCGCGTCACCGGCTTTGCCTTCGTCACCTCCACACCCAGTGCGGTTTCCGCCCCGGAGGACTCAAAGCCTTCAGGCGGTGTCTGCTCCTGCTCCCCGGCACGCCAGACGGCGGTCACACCGTGTATCACGGGATTACCGTCCGTGTCCGTCAGCGGGGTTTTGTTCACCAGAATACTCTGCAGTCCCTTCACCGGACCTTCCACCGGTCCCTCACCAATGGCATCAATCACGCTCATCATCTGCGTGGATTTGAGATTGTCCTTCGCCTCACGCGGTGTGTGCCCCTTGCCGCCCCCTTTACCCACTCTGTCCCCCTCTCCTGTCTGATGTCTGAATCTGTTTATGCCCAAAAACAACAGGCACCCCGGAGGGTGCCTGTGTCATGACGGAATAAAATTTCTGAAATTCTTCACATTTTTGCAAAATCCTGGTTGTGCTTATAATTTCTCTGCGTTACCGTTTTTTGCCGTGGCATAATAATTCCTTAAAGTTAATCTTCGTATCTCTTCCCGCAGCCGCCGAGCACTGCGGGATTTTTTTATTTTCATCCCCGCCCGATAACCACCACTTTCCCGTCACCGCCCTCATCACGGGTGCTGATGTCCTGGGATATCCGTCGTGAACCAACCAGCATTTCACCGTAAGGCACCGGCACCGGGTTACCCTGGGCAATCATGTTGTCCAGTGACGAAAAATACGTGTTCTGTTTACCGTTATCCGTACTTTTGTACTCCGGCGTCTTTGCCTTCGGGGCCAGCATCTGTGCCACACCACCCAGTATCATGCTGGCACCCAGTGAGAACAGCATCGTGGTGGCAGTCAGCCCTCCGGCACTCAGGGCTGCGCCCCACAACGCCATCGTTGCACCGGCGGTGAAGAAAGAGCCCACGATGGCTGCAGCCCCCAGCACCACCTGAAAAACACCATTTCCCCCGGCCCCTGCCAGCCTCGGTACAATATGAATCACGGCCCTCCCGCTCAGCGGTTCATGAAGACGGGCATACACCGCCTCCGGCGCGGTATCCTCACCGGCAATACGTATCTGGTACCAGCCTTCGTTCATCTGACAGCGGAATCCCGGCACCTGCTGCGACAGGGCACGGATGGCCTCCGCTGCCGTGTTCACATACAGACTGATGCGGCGACCAAATCGTTGTAAATCCCCGTGAAGGCAGATGCGGACCAGTGGCGGTGACGCCAGACAGAATGCGTTCGTCGTTGCCATTTTTCAGAATACCTCTCCCGTTTACTCAGTTGTTCAGGTATATGGTGAAGCAGGTCACCGTTGCCACAGTAAATGGCGGCATGATTCGGCACCGATGAACCAAAGCAGCACAGCAGAATATCGCCTGCCTGTGCACAGGACGGAGACACCCGGTAAAAGCCGTTTTCCGCCAGGTTGTCCAGGTACAGGTTCTGGCCGTTGCGCCACCAGTCATCCTCACGCACAAAATCCGGCAGCGTTATCCCCGCCAGATGGTATGCATCCCGGAACAGGGTGTAACAGTCCGTCACACCGTGTTCAAAGCGCCGTCCGGTCAGGTGCGGCACACAGCGGAACCGGTGAATGTCACCCCGGCAGACCAGCCACCAGGGCAGGGCACTCTTTATCTGCAGCCGCCGGTCCGCCTCGCTCAGCCAGGGCAGACCACCGGGATGACTGTGGACCAGCGCCACAATCTCCCCCTGCATCTGTGCCTGCAGCCAGTCTTCCGGTGCAATACGAAAATACGCCTCCGGCTCTGCGGAGATATTCACGCAGGGCTGGTACCGCTCGCCCTCCGGGGTGCTTATCACGAAGCCGCACGACTCCGCTGGCGCACACCGCCGGGCATGCGCCAGAATCGCTGATTCAGTCTGTGTCATAAAACGGGATTTACTGCGAAAGTTTATTAATGGAAAGGAAACCGCCGAAATTAGCCACCATGCCGCGCATCTCACACCCGCGCATGCATTTACTGCATCTGTCCTTCCGGATATCCGTGGTGGGGTTGTCGAACTCATCCGCCACTGCCGGACCGTTATACCCGCATTCATCGCCCCGGTAATCCCACATACAGGTGTTCGCCAGCATGATGCGACCGGGAAACAGCACACCGTCCGTCTCCGTCGGTGTCGCCAGCACAAACGAGGCCGTCATGGCCGTCAGCGCTGACATCTGCTCCACCACCCAGCGGTCCGTCAGCTCCTGCTCCGGGTCTGCCTCAGGATTGCCTGCCACAAAGTTCACCGCATCCAGAAAACGCGCATACACCCGGCGACGGACCACCGTGGCACCCACCAGGCTCTGCAAATCCTCCGCCATCCCGGTGACAAGGCCGAAAAGATTGGACACCGTCAGCGACGGGCGGGCACTGCTGCCCTTTCCGTTCATCTCAAAGCCGCTGCCCTCAATCGGGTACGCCTGATATTCACGCCCCTGCCAGGTCACCGGCTCCCCTTTTTCATTCAGCTCATTGCAGAAAAAATACCGCTCACCGCCCTGCACCGTCAGGTCGATTTCCCAGAGCACCACCCGCGGTGACTGCTCTGACTTAACCGACTCGTTCAGGCTTGCTTCGTGAATATCCTGCATCAGTTCACCACCTGCTTAAACTCCGCGCTGAACTCAACGCGCAACATCCCGACCCGCGCAGACCACCCGGCACAGGTCACCTTTATCTGCCGGTATGCATAGGGTGGCTTCCACAAAAATGCCTTCCAGCCCCCGTGCTCTGCCAGGAACGCTTCCAGATGCCGGGCCTCCTCCCGGGTCACGGAAAGCATCACCCGATATGTTTTCAGGTCAGCATTCAGCCCTGCCGCCATACGCTGTGAGTACCCGTCACCAAAACGCACTTCACGCACCGACGGCTGCGAGTTCACCTCCATATCCGGCTTCACTTTCCAGCGAAAGGTTTTCATCGCCCGCTCCCTGATAACATACCGCCATCACGCAACTGCAGCCGGAGTTCATCCTGCGCCCCCTTGCGGGCCATGTCATACACCGCCTTCATCAGCTGCGGCCCCGCCTGTCCGTTGATACCGTCGTTCTGAATCACCACGTGATTGTTCTGATTAAAATTAATACCTTCCGCCTGCCGCATCTGCGCCGGACTTCCGGCACCACCCACATACCCCCCTTCCGCATAGCCGCGCATCAGACGGTAAAGATTCCCCACGCCTATCCGGCTGGTTGCCTCCTTCGTGAAGACAAACTCCCCGCGGTGAACTATCCCCGCAGGCTCATATTTGCCGCCCGTGCCCGTAAATCCGCCGGTCGCAAAATGGAAGTTCGCCGCCGCAGCCTCAATGGCCGTCCCCGTGGAGGCAGACGCCCCACCACCGAAAGCACCACCAATGGCGCTGCCGATACGCCCGACAATGCCCACCATGGCCTGTTTAAGCAGGATTTCTGTCATCATGGTCAGCACCGAACGGGTGAATCCCCGCCAGTTCTGTTCACTGCCGGTCAGCATCGCCGCCATATTCTGTGCAATACCGTCAAAGGTCTGCGTGGCAGCACTTTTAACCTGCGAAAAACTGTCCGTCGCACTTTCCGTCCACTCACCCCAGCCGGACTTCAGACCGGCCAGCCAGTCACCGCGCAGCATGTCTTCATCCGCCCATGTCTGTTTCAGTGCCCCGGTGACCCGGGCCAGCGCCTGCGGATTATCGCCATACACGTCACGAAGACGCTGCTCTTCAGACTCCCGCTGCGCCTGACGGTCAGTGAGACCACGGGCTTTTGCGCTGATGGCGGCCTGCTTCGCGCTCTGCTGCTCTTCAAACCGTGCCGCCTGCTGTGCCAGCTCATTCAGCCGTTTCTGGTATTCAACCTTGTCACCCAGCTCAGCCAGCTGGCGTTTGTACTCCAGCGTTTCTTTCTCATGAGCCAGCAGGGATTTTTCCTGCTCAGATAACTGCCGTTTCGTGGCGGCCTCTTTCAGGACCACATACTGATTTTCCGCTTCCCATAAATCCCGGCGCTGCTGGCTGATTTTCTCATTCACACCGCTGTGTTTTTCCAGCGTCCTGAGCTCGGTTTCAAGCGCCAGCATGGCTGCATGCGCCCGGTCTTCCTGGCGCTCACCGGCAGACACCTTCACACCTGACGGCTTTTTCAGCGTCGATTCATAATCCTTTTTTGCCGACGCCATCAGCGTGTTGTAATCCGCCTGCAGGATTTTTCCGTCTTTCAGGGCCTTATTCAGCTCTTTCTGACGGGCGGTATATTTATCCAGCGGCGTCTGCAGGCGCTCATACGCCTTCTGCGCCTCTCCGGTATACTTCAGCTGTGACGCCTCACGCTCAGCCCGGTCCCTTGCCGCCAGTTCACCGGCTTTTTCCATATCCGACTGCAGCGTTGCCGCCGCCAGCCCCAGACGGGCATTTTCCCGGTCATCCCATGCACCCTGAAGGTTGGCCCGGAAAGAGGAGGTTTTACCGCGGCGCTGGCTCCGGCTCTGGTACCACTGCCATTTTTTATCCGCCTCATCAAATGCCTTCTGCGCACTGGCGAGCATATCCGCTGAGGATTCAGGACGACCGATATCCAGAATGGCATCCCACATCGATTTGAACGCCTTCCCTGTTTTATCTGCCCAGGTTTCCAGCGTCCCCATGTTCTCTTTCAGGCGGCGGGTCTGGTCATCAAAACCTTTCGTGGCAATATCGTTCGCCGCCTGTAAGGCACCGGCCTCGTCTCCGGAACGCTGCAGCTGTGCAACATACGCAATCTGCTCTGCCGTCACGTTGCGGAACTGGCGTGCCATCGCAGTCAGTCCCGACGTCGGGTCGGTGGTCAGCTTTCCGAAAGCCTCTGCAACCTTGTCCACCTCCACACCGGAGGCAGACGCAAAACGCGCCACACTCTGGTTAATGGCATCAAACTGTTCACCACCACGCACACCGGCACTGACCAGGGCTGCCAGTGACTCTCCCGCCTGGTTAAACGTCAGCCCTGCCGCCTGCCCGGCTCTGGAGAGCGTCAGCATGCGCTCTGCCGTCAGTCCTGACTGATTACCGGAAAGAACCAGGGTTTTATTAAACGCTGAAAGCGTGGAATCCCCCTGGTACCAGGCGTACGCCAGCGCACCGGTCGCCACCGCCAGCGAGGTGACCCCGACCATCGGCAGGCTGATCGCACCGGCAAGCCCCCGGAACATGGGGATCATCCCGCCGAATGAGTCCTTCACCTGACCGCCCTGTTGCAGCAGGATGAGCCAGGGATTCTGACCACCGGCAAGCTGCGTGGCCACGTCGGTGAACTGCATGGGTAGCATACGCATGGCGGCTTTATACTGCCCGACGGACATCCCGGCTTTTTGTGCAGCCAGCGCCTGGCGGCTCAGCCCCTGCTCAACGGCAGCGGCCTGTTTCTTAAAAGACTGGCTGACACGCCCGGCCATCAAATCCGCAAGGTCACTGGTTTCACCCAGTTCTTTCTTTACCCGTGCAGCCTCTTCAGAAAAACGGGTTGAATCCAGTGTAAGAACAGCTGTCAGATCGGCAAAATTACCCGCCATAGCGTACACCTCCTGCAATTCCCTCAGACACCATCATCAGCATGGCTTCATCCTCTGTGCTGCTCCGCATGTCATCACTGACCGTAACGATTTCCTTCCCGTCAGCACCAAAGCGGACACCACCAGAAAGTCCTGCCGCTTTCCGCATCAGCATATCGTCCTCATCCGGCCTCTCCGTCTGCTCATCATCACGTCGGGGTGCCAGCAGACTGAAATCAGAGGGAAGCATATCCGGATCGCAAAAAAACAGGCTGAGTACAGCGTACGTCAGCCCGGAAAAATGCATATCCAGCTGGGTATCGTGAAAATAATGCGTGCGGTAAAAACGGTGCCAGTCGGCATATTCGGTGGATGTCATCCCGGCAAGCATGGCGCGCCAGTCGGGTCTCCCCCATCTCACGCGCCAGTCTGAGGGCAAAGTTCAGCTCGCCGTCGAAGACTTTCCCGCAGAAAAATCATCATCAGTCAGCGCGTTATTTTTCGCCACTTCAGTAATATCAGTATCCGGACGAACAGCTTCGATCATCCCGGACAGGCACAACACAACGTCTTCCGCCCGGGCAATGGCATCGGCAGGCCAGGTGGTGAGCACTTCCTGCTCTATCTTCATCACGGCCTCATTCATTGACGGTGACGCCGTTTTCTGTGGATGGTTATGCCACAGGGACATCGCCACCAGAAACGCCCCGGTTCTGACAAGGTCCTCCACGCTCACCTGCAGGTTACCGCTGGCTTCAGCCTCTTCTGCCCGCCGTTTCAGGAGGGCAAGATGCTCAATACGCTGCAGCGCAGACAGCTCAGAAAGCGTGACAGACACACCGTTATATTCAAATTGTTCTGTTTTCAGAAACATGCTTTATCACTCCCTCAGCTTAACCCGCTGCACCATCCGTGACGGTGATCTCCGCCACCGCCGCAAACTCACCATTGCCGGTAACCACAGGGATCTGCGCTTTACCTGCCGCAACACCTTTCACGGTGATCGTGTTCCCTTTCACGGTAATGGTCGCAAAATTCTGATTTGCCGACGTGGCACGGAAGGTTTTATCCGTCGCCCCTTCCGGCTGAACAGCCACGGTCAGGGTGATATTCTGACCTTTTGCCACATTGCCCGTTGGTGGCGTCACGGTAATACCGGTGACCGGTGTGATGTCCCCCTGATCTTCCGCCAGCGACGGACGACCGATATTGGTGATTTTTACCGTACGGGTGATCACCTCTTTGGCGGTCACCGCTTTACCAATGGCGCTCACCCAGCCACGGAACACATCCACCGTACCGTTCGGGAAGCGGATTTTGTAGGCCCGGGTCTCACTGCTGTCAAACCAGGCAATCAAATCGCGCTGCCCTTTCTCGCCCGGCTTCCAGGCCAGCGTAAAACTGGTGTCACCGGCAGATTTCTGCCCCTGCCCGGTGGATACCCAGTCAGCATCCTCATCATCCAGATAGTTATCATCGTAGGATTCCGCCGTCATCTCGCCGGGGGTCAGATCCTTCACCTTCGCCAGTCGCTGCCAGTCATCGTCTGACAACGGGTTTGCATAAGCATCACCAGTGCCGGTGTACACCCACAGTGTGGTACCGGAACCTTTCACCGGCTCAAGAGGATTTGGTGTTGCCATATCGTCCTCACATCTCGTAGGTAATTTTCCACAGGAGATCTGCCGATCCCCACATCATAAACTCATCATCCCGGCGGTAGTCATACCCCTGAAGATTCATTTTCAGCAGTAATGCACTGAGCCCTGGAACTGCCTCCAGCGCCGGAAGTATTTTTTCTTCCATCCACATATCCAGTGCCGAGTCCGGTTCTTTTGCCCTGAGAAAAACCTCAATATGCAGTGTCGCCTCCCAGGTTCCCTCATCAACGAACTCGTCAGCAGCAGACGCATCAGTCAGGTAAACAGCAACAGCAGGCAGTTCCTGTTCATCAATAAAAACCGGGCGACCGTCAAACCAGCTCACCCTCTCAGAAATATTTTCTTTCAGGGCAGACAGAACTGCCGCCCGTATTTCACGGTGTTTCATACACCCTCCCAGTCATTTTCTTTTCAGCACCAGACGTAACTGATGCGTCATGGCTTTCATCATCTGCGCCGGTAATTTTTCCCGGTACATCCGGTCCCGTTCACGTTCAAAGGTTTCTGCCAGCGGTCCGGCAGTCGGAATCTTCACCACTTCGATCGGCAGACGGTGGCGTTTCGGCCTCCCTTTGCTGTCAGCGCCGGTGGACGATGATGCCCACGGCATACGCTGCATCACATGCCAGCGTCCGTTAGCCAGCCGGGTGATAAAGGCATCCGGGATCCGTCTTTTCCCCACAATCAGCACACTGCCACCGCCTTTCGTGACCGAACGCTCGCCTTTCTTTCGTCGCTTTCTGCGGGAAAGCCGCACGCTGGCCGTCCCCAGTTTTATGGCGGGCAGATTACCGGTGTTGATGATGACCTTCGCATAAACCCTGTCTGCGCTGGCCCGTTGCAGGCGGATACGCTCACGGATGAGACGGCGCGGAACCGCCAGCTCCCTGGCAACCGAAGAGGCCGTTTTCGCGATGATGGACTCCGCCACACGGTTAAGTGTCGTGGCGGCAGCCCGGGGAACGGCACGGCTGTCAATTGCATCCAGATTTTTCATGGCCTGCGCCAGACCTTTTATTGCCATACTCATTCCTGTTCGACAAAAATCCGGGGTTTACCGTTGTACGTGTCATAACGGGTCACCGTCAGTGTGCGGCCCTCAAACACAACAACATCATGACGGGCCGGACGGTACCGGGCTGAAAACACCACCAGTGACAACTGGCTGCCCGAAAGCGCCCCCATCTCCGCGGACTCTTCCTCCGGCATCACGTCATACACGACGCCGTTAATCTCCGCCTGTTTGCCCATCACCCGAACGGTCGCCCCGTCCATCCGGCAACACATTCGCGTAAACAGGTCAGACATTGATTTTTACCGCCACAGTGGCGCTGTTTGCAGGAGCATTTTCCCAGGCTACCCCCGCGGCCACCGCACCGTCTGCAGCCAGCAGCACAACCCCGTCCTTCAGATAAACCACCGCGCCGGACTGAATGTCGTCAGCAGACTGTTTGGGCAGCAGGAACACGCCTTCGGCAAAACCGTCACCGGCCTCACCGGCAGGAATATCGGTAATGGCCACGGCCACCATACTGCCGACCACCACCGCAGCACCGCTCAGGATGGTCTGATCTCCGGCATTCACCAGTTCAATGGTGGTACCGTCCTGTACAAAATTTTTCGCCATAATGCTGTTTCTCCGGACAGCCCCAGTGGGGCTGTTTTTCAGGCATAAAAAAAGCCCTTTCGGGCAGTGATTGTGATAACGCGGTTATCAGGCCACCGACGAACGCACCAGTCCGCGCCAGTCAAGCGGTGCCACACCGGCATCAATACGAATTTTTGTGGCAATGCCGTCAGTGGTGAAACCTTCCTGCTGATCAATGTATGGCGTGTCCACGCCATCCAGCCAGGCCACTTCAATGGTGTCAGTGCCCTGTGCCGCCACCAGATACCAGGTTTTCGGATCTGCCGCATCAAGACGCGCTTCTGCAATCACCTCAGCAAAGTTCTGGATGGGGTTAATGACACCGGCGTTTGCATCCGCCCCTTTCACACTGGCCGATTTGATGGTCTGGTTCGCCACCGTCTCCAGTGCCACCGGTACCAGCATAAAGGCCGGACGGATATTCAGGGCGCGATCGCCTTCTTTCTGCAGGCGCATCATCTGACGGGCCGCATCCAGTCCGGAAACGGAGATCCCCCCGGTGGCAATATTTTTGTGATCGGCATGGAACAGCGCCTTACCGTCGGACAGTTTCGGGTTATCCGTCAGCACCTTGTAGACCAGGTCACCAATCGTTGCCTTCGCCGCACGCCCCATCTTCATCGGCACGTCCACCAGCATATTCAGATCATCATTGATAATGGCCTGGCGGGTGATGGAGAAAATCTCCCCGTAGGTGGCCAGTGCAATGGTCTCCTTGCGATCTGAGGTGGTGATGTATTTATACTCCGCCCCCTCACGAACCTGGCGCAGAGAACCAAAACCGCCCATCCCCACGCGATACGCTGTTTTGAAGTCTGACAGGCGTCCCTTACGGGTCCACTTCTGGAAGGTTTCTTCTGATTCCTCCCAGCCCTGGATCAGCCCCTTGTTCGACACATCCAGCAGGATATTGCCAAAATCAGAGGTGCTGTGCGTCAGCGCCAGCCCGACCATCTGCATGGGGTTATAACTGGCCACCCCAATACCGCGCTCCGTCAGTGACATACGAGCCCATTCACGCAGGGTCATCCCGTTATAGGCGTTATCCTTCTCGACATTTTCAAATCCGGCACGGGCCAGCATCGCCTGGCGGATCCCGTCCCCCACAAAATTGCCGTTTCCGGCATAAATATGAGCCGGTGTGTTTTTGTTGGTCGGCGAGGACTCCTTGCCCATTTCATTCAGCAGACGTTCACGGGCCATTTCCAGCGAACAGTCAGGATCAGCCACGCACTGTGCCTGAAGCGTCTGATAGCGACCGCCGAACATGGCAAACAGATCGTTAATGCCTGACATGCGGGCTTTCTGTTCTGCCATAACGCGGGCGCGAATGGTCGCCTCATCAGACACTGCCGGTACCGGTGATGGTTCTGTTACCGCCGGTGCAGGGATTGTCACTGTGGTATCACGCGGGGCACTGTTGCGTGGCGGAGTAATCATGTTTCGGATGGATTCCGGCATCTTTTTAAATTCCTCTGTACGTTTTGACTGAATACATGCCATTGCCTCAACAGCGGGTGTCACCTGGTCAGCAAATCCGTGTGCCAGACATTCGGCACCGGACATCCAGGTTTCATCCGCCAGCATGGCGGCAATTTCATCGGTGGTTTTTCCGGTTTTCTGCGCATAGGCTGGCAACAGTACCGATTCGACTTTATCCAGCAAATCGGCATAACTGCGCATATCCTCAGCATCCCCGCCACTGAATCCCCATGGCTTATGGATCATCATGAAGGCATTTTCCGGCATAATGACCGTATCACCGGCCATCGCAATCACAGATGCCATCGAGGCGGCAACGCCATCCACATACACGGTAATGGTCGCCCCCTGATTTTTCAGGGCATTAAAAATGGCGATGCCTTCAAAGACATCGCCACCCGGTGAATTGATATGGAGATTAATGTGGGTGATATCACCCAGTGCATTCAGTTCGCTGACAAACTGCTTCGCGGTAACTCCCCAGAAACCAATCTCGTCATAAATATAAATATCCGCGTCACCCGGCCCCCCAGCCTGCATCCTGAACCAGGATTTATTCTTCATGCTGGCTTTCGGTGTCGCGCTGATACTGTCGTTCAGTTCCGGCACTGTTGCCTCCTTTGTCGTTGACGGGGTCAGTATCAAAGACCAGCCCCAGTCTGCTGTTTTCATCAATTTCAGCCTTGCGGCGACGTTTGACCTCATCCGGATTGCGCCCGCCGGCACGCACCCAGTCAGATTCTGTCGCTGCACCACCCCGGATCTGAATTCTCCAGGCTTCAGCTTCCTTAACCGGGTCGATCCACGGCATCACCGGACCGGAATACGTCGCGTTATATAGCGTTTTCATCTCCACATCCGCCGGAATTTTCAGCAGACCTGCCGCAACCACCATATTCAGCCATGTCCGGTACACAGGGCGGGTTACCGCGCCAATAAAACAGTCCTGCAGGATCAGATACCCGTCGGTGGACTCGACCAACTCCTGCCGCTGGGCGCTGTAGGTACCGTTATAGTTACGCGCCGCACTGGAAAAACTCAGACGACTACCAGCGGCCACAGCACGCAACTGGCCGTTGCGGAAAGTTTCAAGGTTGGGATTGGGACGGTCAGATTTGACCATGCCGATATCCTCGCCCTTGCGCAAATCGTCATAAATAATACCCGGGGTGATATGGACTTCCCGCTCGGTTTCTTTGATCCCCGGATCTTCATAGTCCTGCCCGTCCCCTTTACGGATATACAGTCCCAGCGCCGCAGCAATACGCGCCGCTGTCAGTTCCGCATCCTCATACTCCTTAAGGGCACTGATCCGCATCAGCACCCCCGATAACATGGATGAGCCTCGCGTCTGGTGCAGACGACGAGTGAACTTCAGGTGGATCATTTTTCCGGCAGCGATTTCTTTCGTATCACTCTGCCGGCCGCTGACCGGATAATTTTTATAAACCAGATATTTTTTCGGTCTTCCCCACTCATCAAGAAAAACCCCCTGATTCAGCTCGGCGGATTCATCAGTGCGCATGGGAACAAAATCCGGCTCCATCGCCTCAAGCCAGAATGGCACTCCCGCCGTCCGTTCCAGACCGTTTCCCGCACCACTGACCATCTGCGCAAACACTTCACCATCCCGCAGCCAGGTCCGCAGCAGTAAACGTTCAAGCACAGGACGGGTATACTGCCCTGTCACATCCGGACTCACGGACCATTCAGCCCACAACCGGCGGATATCCGCAGCCAGCTCTGCCGCCATTTCCCCGTTTTTTCGTAATGGCTGAGGCTCCACAATAATTCCCCTGGCACCAATCACCCGCTCTTCCAGCTTGTCAAACACACCAATCACCAGGTCATGATTGATATCCAGAAAACGGGCCTGCTCCCGCAGGGAAACCGCACCGTATTTACTGAGCTGATCAGCAGAGCGATTTTCCCGCCGGGCTTTATGTGTCCGGGTCGGTTTCACCGCCTCATAGGCCATGATTAACGCCCTTGAACGCAGTCTGGCTGCTTTCCATCCGGGGGAAAACACGCCTATCACATCATCAATAATTGCCATTAAAACCTCGCCAGTTTAAATCCCGGTTTTCCCCGCCTGCGGCTCACCATCGCGGCAAGCCTGCGTTCCCACTCCTGACGTCCGGCGCGGATCTGAGAAAGGCTTTCCAGCGTCAGTTGCTGCCCGTTGAAGGTGACAGACTTCCCCTCCAGTACGGCCATTTCCGCTTCACGGTACCGCTGTATCATTTCTCTGGCTTCTTCTGTGCTCACAACCAGCCTCCTGATGTTATCCATGGATTATCTTCCGCACGCTCTGTGCGCAGTTTTTCCTTCCGGCGACGGCGTTTTTCTGCCCCGGCCGTCAGTTTCGGGGATACCGTTTCACCAGAACGCTCCTGCGGGAAGACGAGCCACGTTTCCCGCTGTGCCCAGTCCGGTGCGGAGGGCCAGCGGATCTTTTCGTAACCATGCAGAACGGCAAGCGCATCCGCATAAACCAGCAGGTCAAACGCCTCGTTAGCGCCCCTGCCCGGTTTTCGCCATTTTCCGTCACTGCCGCGCTCTTCATAGGTCAGCTCATCGTAAAACCACCGCCCCAGCCAGTCGGGAAAGTGGATATAGTTCGGCCCTGGTGTGTCACGCCACAGGGCATTATTTACACGGTCCTTAAACGCATCCGTCTGAACCAGCCACAGCGCGACATCGCCACTGGCTCTGGCACGGCGGGCACTTCTGCCGGTATTATCCGGGAAGGTACGGTTAATCAGCCTGTCACGGCGAAGACCATCCCCCTTGAACAGAAACACCCTGTTGCCCAGTCCGTCACTCCGGCAACGACGCCAGAAACGATAGGCGTTATCTGTCACCCCGGCTTCCCCTCCCGTATCCACCGCCATGGCCATCAGACGCATGCGCACATCCGGATCAGAAGCCAGCGGCCATGTTTTATGGAACACATCCGTCAGCAACAAATCCCAGTCCTCCGGATATGCCGCCGGATCAACCGGCAGACTTTCACCGTTGGGACTGCAGCGCAGTGAATGCCGGATGTTGTAGCGATCAACAATCCAGCGTTCCCCCTGCTCTCCGTATCCGGTGATCTGCACAACAAAACGGCGATTTTTACCGCCCTGTACGTCAACCGTTGCCTCAATAAAACGCACACCATCCGGCACAGATCTCCGGGGAAACGGCTCGGCACGCTGTTCAAGCAGTTCACTTTTACGCTGTTCCGTGGCTGAACGGGGCAGATAGGGCCGCCCGATATCGGTGTTCACCACCGCTTTCAGGGTCTCTTCACTGCCGGTTCGCTCATACTCTTCTTCTGCCGCCAGCAGCTTAAAAATCAGTTGTTCCCAGGTCTGAAACGCCGCAGCCGGCCCCTCCATCCAAAAACTTGCTATTCTGGAATTTCGGGGGGTTCCGGTGATACTGCCATCCGCCGCTGCCCGTTCGCCTTCCCGCAGCCAGATCCCCTGGTTATTCAGTTCACGCTTCTGTTCCGGAGCAATCAGGCCGCGGCAGTGCGGACACATCAGGCGGGCCGCCTGCCCGGCAGCCACAAAATCAGGGTTATTCCGGTAACCGGTCATGTTATCCATCACCGGCTGAAAATATTCCCCGCAGTGCGGACACGGCCAGTACCACCGGCGGCGGTCTCCCCGGTTATACAGTGACAGGATCCCCGTTGTTGGCGGTGCCTCATGTGCGCCACCACAACGCCATTTGGTATCGGTGATATCCCGCCCGGGCGAACTTTCGACCAGAGTCATCCCCGAGGACATAAAGGTGGTGGTACGCTTTGAGGCCAGCGTGAAGGCATCCCCTTCACCGTCGACATTCTCAGGAAAACGGTCATAATCCGTCAGCGCCACACGACGGTAATCCGAAGAGGAAAATACGGTGATCGACGGCCAGCCAATTTTCAGGAATGAGCCGTCAAGAAACATTTTATCGTGGACGTTGTTGTCATTACGGGAAGGACTGAGGCGCTTGCTGACCTCCGGACTGTGGCGAAACGTCCTGGAAAGACGCGTTCTGGAATGCTCACGCGCCTTCGTCTCAGTCATCTGCACCACCAGCATATCCGCCGGATCACAGATGATGCCGTACACAATCCAGCCGTCAATCAGCCCTTCGGTTTTCCCGGTTCGCGCAGGTCCCACAAACACCACCGCGTCATATTCACGGGCTGATAATGTATTAATGGGGTCAATCATATAGGGCGTCAGTGATGACTCCCACGGACCGGAAGTATTGGCTCCCCGTGGTACCCGCATATAACGCCTGATGGCTTCCGCTACTGGTAACCGGCTGGGTGGGCGAAACAGCGAGGCCACTTCGCGCCAGATATCGGATGCGCGGCTATGGCTCTCGTTCACCTGATTCACATATCGGCCTCATCACAACAGTCAATGACTGCCTTTTCCAGTGTGTCGCGGATCTCATCAACCACAATCTGTACTTCATTCAGTTGTGATGCGGTCCACCCCCTGTCCCTCTCCAGCCGGTCAGGCCAGGTTTCCAGTACCTGAACTATCGCTTTCACCACGACAGAAAAGGACCGCCTGACATCACTGACTGGCACAAGCTGAACAGTTTCATGCTGAAATTTAAGACGCTCGCGCTCGGACTGATACCATGCCTTACGAGCGTGAGGATCCATATCCTCATCTTCGGAAGATGGTGGTTTTTCCAGCAACGAAGTTATCAAATCCGTCAGGAGATACAGTTTTTTCTTTTCATTACTGCCTGGTGCAAGAGGAACATCCGCCATTCTGGCGGCAACAGTCTGCCGGTGCAGACCTGAAAGGGCTGCCAGTTGATTAATATTTAACTTCATATTTTTCAGCTCGCCGTCCATTTACATCCCTCCACATAAACCGCAGAACAGAAGTGACTCTGTTTTTTTGTAAAGAAATGCCGCCATATAAAGATGTCGAACAAAAATCAACCGCAACCATCATCTTTTTAATGCTAAATACATTAAAAACAACAAGTTACACTAATGATGATGATGACGATAAAATCACAAAAATGCGCTTTTTTCCGCGCCGCCCGCCCCGTGTTCAGGCCCACCCCACCAGGAGGACCCGCAAGATGATAATGGTTATCATTTGTAATATAGTCCGGTTTCTTCCACCATCGCACCGGACCAGCGACCATGAGGGGAGAACGCCGCGCTCCGTTTACGCGGTAAACCCCGGTGTGTATCGTTTTTGATTATCCCCGCACACTCGCGCAGAGGAGTCTCCCTGTCGGGCTGCGGTCTCTGTTAATGAGGGAATACAGCGACGATACGGCGCATCCGCAAAACTTAGTTCAGGCACTGAGTGCGGATATAGTCCTGTGCCCCTTCCAGCTGCTTCTGCATTGTCATCAACCGTTCTCTGAGGATGAAATAATCCCGTTCAGCGGTGTCTGCCAGTCGGGGGCCGGTTGCATTATCCACGCCGGAGGTGCCGGTGGCTTCACGCACGGTACCGGAGCAGGTGGCGTTGATCCGCAGGCGCTTACGACCAGCGGCAACATCAGCACGCAGAGTTTCATTTTCAGCTCTCGCATCGGCTAATTCCCTCGAGTATCTGGCATCAAGTGCAGCGACATCACGCTGGCGCACCTGCATATCAGTAATGGTTGCGTTTGCCAGCTCCAGCTCTCTGGCTTTTTTATCGCGCTGCGCTTTATAGGTGATGGCGTTATCGCAGTAATGATTCAGCCCCAGACTAAGCACACCACAGGCTACCAGCAGGACAATAATCACCACACACAGAACACGGTTCATATCACCACCAACGGATTGCCCAGACCAGAACAGCAATGGCCACAATACGAATGGCAAAAGCTGCCGCTCTTGTTAAATCCAGACTGGCTGGCGTCTCCACTTCAATGCCTTTCATAATGGACAACCTCAGAAAGAATCTTTTATACTTCCTCACAGGGAAAGCACCTCCCTACCCATAATTTCTCCCTTGCCTTATTCAAGGTCAGAAACACCAAACCCCGCTTGCTGCCAACAACCGGGGTTTTTACTTTTATTCACTTACATTTTGCCAGTTCGCAGGATTTCGTGTTATCCGTCCATGTTGGCCAATGTCATTTTTCAGCAAAATATTCTGCTTATCTGTCGATTCCCCAGCACGCCAGCGCGCTCTCCTGGTCACGACGGGATACCTGACCATAGCAATTATTTGAGCGGATACGGCAGTCTCTGCCACCGTCCTTAATCCACCAGCGAATCGCTTCACACGCTCCCCTGCGATCGCCTACATTAATTCGTTTATAAAACGTCGACGGGAAACACTTACCGGGGCCAATGTTATACGGGCAGAATGACGCGATCCCCGCTTTCTGGGGTTCAGTCAGTGGCACCCGGATGTTTTTCTCCACCCATGCCAGCGCCTTATCACGCTCAATGGCGTTAACCTGGTCGCATTTCCCCTTCGACAACTTCATGCCCGGGACGACAGGTTTGCCATCCACCCTGGTGGCACCACGACAAATGGTCCAGATACCCGCACCATCACGGTATGCCGTGGTGTGGTTGCCTTCTTTTTCATCCAGAAACTGGTCGAGGATTTCAGGCGCAGAAGCCCCTGCGGCAATCAGCGCCAGAACGGCAGCCGACAGGCCGTATTTGATTTTTGTGTTCATGGATATATTAAATATTCAGCCGCTGTCCCAGGCCCACTAAATACGCACTTTCAGATAAGTCAGTCCGGGATGAAGCCAGTAAGCCGGCACTTTTTTAAAAGGCGGATTATCAAAATCACGAAGAAGTGCCTCCCGCACAACTGAATCCTTGTCCGCACCACTGGCCAGCGCTTCAATCTCAGCGGCTACCTGCAGATACCCCATGCAACGACCAATGCGCTGCATCAGCCCCTGTTTTTTATTGTTCTTCAGGTAATCAATGGCAAATTCAATGAGCGTCTCACTGTGCTGGTGCGATGGCAGTGTTACTTTTCCATTTTCTGATATGGTGATTTTCCCGTCATCACCGGATACAACAAAGGATGGGCGGTTACACTCCCATTCCAGCTCACTGCAATTATCATTATGAATACTGAAACACTCTGCGAGATTTCTGCTCATCACTTTCCGACAATAATCGTCAAACGCAGCAAACTGCTCATCGCGGCGTTTGTTTGCATCTTCAGAAGGCATCAGCGCCGACAGTTTTTTATTCAGTTCAGCAATTTCATTTTCCAGACGACTGAAGCGCTGATTCATTTCTTCATGGTTCATCACCTACTCTCCCCGTGCCGCCTTACGCCGGTCTTCTCTGATTTTGAAATACAGGTTCGTCAGATATGTCAGCAGACCAAACAGCAGACTCCCCAGCACGCCTATTGCCGCCCACTGAGACGGGGAAACCCTGTCCAGCAACTGCAGGAACCAGTAGCCCGTTCCCACCGCTGACGTGGTGTATGACACACCTGTTGTGATTTTTTCCATCTGGTACATACCCCGTCTCCCGCAATCCGGAAGCTCACAACATGAAAAAGGCCGCCAGTGCTCCACTGACAGCCTCGTGTAGTTACTCTGAGTGCTCAACAATTCCCTGTAAAACGTGTTGACATTAAGAATCGCTTTTGTGTAGAAAATTTACCAATATAACAATAAAACCTCACCGCAGTTGCATTTCCACCAGAAGCATGGCGCATTTCTCCCTGTGCTTACTGGTGGATTTTTTTACCCCGCAAATACCGCTGACACATATTGATAATAAGAATATTTTTCATTTAAAAACACTCACTGCACCATTTCTTCGGAGTGTCCATGGCGCTCCCCCACCAGTCGCTTACGGCAACTGGCGTTTTTTAATTTCTTACCGTTATTATTGACAACAGGAAGTGTTTTCATTAAAAAGAAGGCTCTGCACGAAAGAATCTTGCTTTTGTATTTCCATGGGTATTAGCACCGCCAGCGTCCATTCCTGTCGCTGGCGGCTTTTTTTTATCATACCGCAGTGTCTGTGCTGTTCACTTCCACCGCAATGCTGTCAATCAGCAGCGTATACGTCGCCGATTTTGATATATCGGTCAGTTGCAGTTTGTCCACCGCCCCCGATGCCGGTGACTTCACCAGTGTGAACGCCGCTCCCCGTTTCTCATCCAGTACTGGTGTCACCTGAATGCTGTTGTTTCCGGCAAACTCAAAAGCCAGCGTGTGCCATCCGTTATCAAAGACCCCGAATGTATCCAGCTTCGCATTCGGCTTCCTGTGATGCATCGCGTTCAGGTTCGTCGTATCCGTCTGCAGGAAGAAAGACATCAGCATATCGTTACCTTCTCCTGACAGCATCACCCCCTCCGGCAGGGACGACAACTGCCAGTAAATGCCCAGGGCAAACTGATTCGGCACCAGTGAACCCGGCAACTTAAACCGTACGCTCACACGTCCGCCCTTCTTCAGTAACTCCGCCCCCTGTCCGGCTGCATCATGCTCCAGAAACCAGATGTGGTTTTCCGGTTTGTTCAGTTGCAGAGCCTTACCTCCCGTAGCCCCCGCATCACTGACCACCGCTTCAGCAATGTTTTTGTTAACACTGTCTCCGCCCGCCGGTTTGTGATAATAGCGCCAGCCCTGTGATGCCAGGTCTTCGCCGGATGCCAGCAGACTCATCAGGGTTCGGTTACTGACCGGGGCTTCCGCCTCTCTCTCCGGACCTTCACCGGAAGGTACGGTGGGCTTCACCATATCAGGCTGTTTTCCGGTAATGAATTCAGCGGTTCTCCCAGCGTGCACCAGAATCGCCGTTGCCAGACGGTCGGAAATAATCCCGCGGCGTGCCCAGGTGCTGAAATGGCTCGCCCTGTCCTGTGACGTCCAGGTGGCTGAGCTGTCACGCCATTTCGAACCGTAATATCCGATACCCGGAATGTCCGGGTCTTCTTCCGGTTTGTTCGTCGGCACATTCACCCCGTTCTCATCCGTCATGAACGGTACGAAATGGATATTCTTTTCCGTTTTGTTTTTATAGCTGCCGTACACCGTCTGGTACGTGGATTCGTTCTTCTGCTTCCAGAAATACGTCGTGTCCCCGCATATCCAGGGAACACCGCCAGCAGAGCCACCAACGCACTGGCCTGCCATATCCGCCAGGTCTGCACGGAATTTATCAACCAGCGCGCCAAACTGTGCGGCGTGATTTACCGGCGTACCGCCAAAATCAAATTCCCCCTGCATCCACACCACGGCAAACAGCACATTTTTCGGGTTCTTCTTCAGTGCTGCTTTTGTTCGACCGATAAGGTCCTTATACAGCGGCTTGTCCACACCCCAGCGCGCTGAATTCTCCGAGGCACCACTCGCGTCACTGTATGTGCCATCAGCTCCGGTGGTGAACGCTGAACCACCACGACAGCACGGAACCAGCAGAATGCCCGCATTCGCCGGTATAAACGGCAGCAATTTTTTGGCGATATGCAGCCCCTGCCCCACGGTACCGTACTGCCCCTTTGACAGGTCCGCTTTCGGATGGTTAAGGCGGCTCATGTCCTGCACATCATGCAGACAATGGTCCGCCGGAATGATGTCGTTATATTTGCATGCTGCACCGCCCGGTGTCACCGTACTGCGGCGCGCCAGCTGCTTAATACGCGGGTCCGGACGGTCATATGTCTCCGGCAGCGGAAGACCTTCACCATACGACATGCCGTTTGACTGCCCTGCCAGAACCACAACAAAGTAATACCCGGGGTCGCTGGTGGCGCTGATTACTGCACCTTCTCTACCTGTCGGCTTCACCACAACAGGTGTGCTCACATCACCTTCTGCGACAATCGCCTGAATAAGTGCTGCGCCATCATCCGTATACGAAGAAAACGGCCCGCCGTATGGTTGCCATCCTTCACGAATTTTTTGAGCAAGTGTATCAGCAAGGTCTGACGGCGATGCCGCCCTGACCACATCGTAGTGTTTAAATGTCATAACCTCTCCTGCCGCCAGCAAAGTAATTATCCGGAATACACAATCATGTAACACATAAAAAACACGCTATAAAAAAACCATGTCTCTTATATAACAAAAAAACGCCGACAATTTAAAATGCCCTCTTATTTTAAACAAAGAATAAACGACACCAGAAAAACAACTCAGGCTGACAGATTGCTTTCAAAACATCACCTATAATTTATGGCATCATTTAAAACCTTAAGAAAATAAGGAAAGCAAATGAACTGGATAGTGATTGATACGGTAATCCAGCCAGCATGTGACATATCATTTTCAGCCATATGGTGTAACATAAAATTAATATTATGGTATCAGTCTGATATCTTCCTCCCTCCGGGCTGTATTTTTACACCAACCCGGACAGGCGTAATACTCAATAATAAAGAGCTCCCCGTCACCATTTACAACGTGACCCCATTTAATAAAAACGTCTGGAATTTAATTAAAAGCAGCCAGGAATGCCCTGCAAACACAGGAAATATCACAGATAAGTGTTTTAATCATCGCTGCATTCTGGAAATATGCCCATACGGGCGAAAATAACAGAATCATTCAGATAAAAAGCCCCTCCGGAGAGGGGCTGACACTGCGTATCTGTATCATCATGTACATGGTGCCGGGTGCCTCCCGGTGAGTTCAGTCCGGTGTCCCTGAACCCGCGTATCTCGATCCAGGTTGTCGTCAGAGATGACACCTTATACACCAGTCGCCCCTCCGCACAGGGGGATTCACCATGCGAAATTTTTTTAACAAATGCTCAGTCTGACAGGCAACTGTCAACTGACTGAATTGTGACACAGATTACACTTGTTACCCACATACCACGAATCAGGTTATGCCTCAGTCATTATTAAACTGCACTTCAGCAAATCCGGAGCCTGATTCACAGGTACTGGATTTGATTGTGACAGTCATTCCTGTCAACTGAGCACTTTGCAGTAACGGTTGCAGATTCCAGCGACTGGTCCAGTACTCTTTTCCGGCCACTTTTACTGTGAATGTATCATTCTCATTATACTTGGAAAACTCAATTTTACCTTTAGCGCAATCCGCCGCCATTGCATTAACAGAAACTAATGCAAATAAAACCGCCATAAACATCTTCTTCATACTTAACTCCTTTATTCACCCGTTGTATATAAAGACTGTGACTTTCTGTTCAGAAACGCTGCTGCTGTATTACTTTCCCATAATGTATTGTTTATTTTTATAACGGGCCTGTCGCCAGTTATCTGACATTCTGGTTGACTCTCTTCATTCACGGCGCGAACAGAACGCGCCCCCTGATGATGGCAATTCAGTATAACGGCCACAGTACCCAGTATCGCTGATATATTATTAAAGGATATTCTCCCCACTCTGACACCATCCTCTCCCCGATACTCCGGAAGCACATTGCTGATTCGCCCCCAGTTCAGAGTGAGGTCCACGTCTCCCGGCGTCATCGTATACACAGGAGCAGTTTCAGACAGTGCCTGACGAAATTCTCTCTGTATCTGCCTGAAGCGTAAGGCTTCTGCTGTGACAGTGACAAAACGCAGAACTGCTCTGGATGCATCTCTGGTCATTGTATTACCACTGAACTCCATTAACGCCAGATATGATGAAACCAGTGAGTGACGACTGATTTGCATTCCGGAACGTTCCAGCGCTGCGACACGTTGCAGAGTGGTATAACTGCTGTCCGTTGTCATGGAAACCGTTGTCACACCGGGCACTGATATATGTGTAAAATCTGAAAAACGGTAGAAAGTATTTGTTGCCGTATTAACGAACCCGGCCACATATAAATTATTTTGCTCAATAATCAGACGAAGATGGTCAAAACGCGCCTGATAGACATCAAGCCCTCGTATATCCACAGCAAAATAACTGCCCGGCGGGGTGTGGTTAATAACAGACACCGATGTGGTCCCCTGAGATATATGTTCAAGAGGGGTCGATATCTCTGTCCGTATACTATTTAACGAAGAGACATAACTTTGTTGGGTCGAAAAGTCTATCGTAAACTCCCGGGAATAGGATACCGAAGAAAAACCCAGTAACAGGCACAGTACCCATTTAAATAATATACACTTCATATACAGGTGTTCCTTTTGGCTGAAGTAATCAGCACCAGACCCGGCGCAGATATAAAAAAGGCCCGCAAAAGCGAGCCTGGTAAATAAATATGGCGCGTTGTACTGGATTCGAACCAGTGACCGATTGCTTAGAAGGCAATTGCTCTGTCCGGCTGAGCTAACAACGCATAATGCTGATAATGGACCGCCATCGAGGACTCGAACCCCGCGCAGCCAGCTTCGAAGGCTGGCGCTCTATCCCGATGAGCTAATGGCGGTATGTGATATGGTGGCCCTTGCTGGATTTGAACCAGCGACCTGGCGATTATGAGTCGCTCGCTCTCACCACTGAGCTAAAGGGCCGGGCGCAGGATAATAACGGTACGTAACTAATCCTGCAATATCATCCGTTCTGACTGGCTAAATCCTGAACTTCCCTGACCGTCTGCTCAAAACGCTCAGTCTCCAGCTCAACGCCAGTTGCACGACGCCCCAGCGCCATCGCTGCTTTGACTGTCGAACCCGACCCCATGAAAAAATCTGCAACCAGGTCACCCGGACGACTGCTCGCGCTGATTATCTGCTGCAGCATTTCTGCCGGTTTTTCGCACGGATGTTTCCCGGGATAGTACTGCACCGGTTTATGCGTCCACACATCCGTGTACGGCACCTGCGCCGTCACGCCAAAATACCGCCGCAGATGCTTATATTCACTCTGCAGTTCCGCATACTGCCGGTTCAGTGAAGTATACGTCTCCAGCAGCTGGTGGTGGGGCTTTTCCAGTTCACCGCGCTGATGCTTCTCTTCTGCCACCCGGGCAAACAGCGCCTGTAATTTCAGATAATCGCTTTCGTTCGGTAGCTGCCACTGACTGGCACTGAACCAGTGCGACACCATGTTTTTCTTTCCTGTGGCATCCACTATCTGTTTTGCCGTTATCCCCAGGGCAGCACGCGCATCACGAAAGTAAGCAATCAGCGGTGCCATCACATGCTGTTTCAGTGCCCTGCCCTTCGCCTCATACCCGGCATCTTTCGGACGATACGGCCCCTGATAATGTTCCGCGAACAGAATGCGCTCTGTGGCGGGGAAATACGCCCTCAGGCTTTCCTTGTTGCACCCGTTCCAGCGTCCGGACGGCTTCGCCCAGATAATATGGTTCAGCACACTGAAGCGTTCGCGCATCATGATTTCAATGTCAGATGCCAGGCGATGGCCACAGAACAGGTAAAGACTTCCGGCAGGTTTCAGCACCCGCCAGAACTGCGCCAGACACTGGTCCAGCCATTTCAGGTAATCATCGTCGCCCTTCCACTGGTTATCCCAGCCCTCAGGCTTCACTTTAAAGTACGGCGGGTCCGTGACTATCAGGTCAACAGAATTTTCGGGTAACGACCGGATAAATTCCAGGCAATCAGCGTTGATTAACTCACAACTGGATATTTTTACAGTATTAGCCATAGATCAATAAGCACTTCTCTGATAGGCTCATTCTGCTTTTGCGCAAAGCAGATGGGCCTGAGGTTTGCTTGTGACCCCAACGCATGAGCAGATGGCTGGTGAGTGCCCTAACACCCACCAACCGCCCATTTACCACAAATAAAAAAGCCTTCAGGACTGAAGGCGTCTGTAACAACCGAACTGATAGTCTGCCAGACCCGCCATAACAAGCTGGGTCAGTATTAGCTGGCAGCGTTCGCGTGAAAGGTACGTATTCTGTGCAATCTCCCCGACTGTCGCCGGTGCGGTGGCACTTAATTCATTAAACACCACTCTGGCGGTTTCTGTCATATCCTGCTGTTTCAGCATGTCTTTTTCCCTTTTCCGGTTAACGTGACACACCAATAACTCTTGTCGAAAAAGCCAGCAAGCTGAAAGACCGGTATTCACCGCCACCAGCGCGTTTAACGTACTGGTCCGATTTCAGGCATAAAAAACCCGCCTGACGGCGGATTTAAGCTGTGTGGCAAAGTAACCACTCTTAACATACTGACATACTTTTTGCGGACCGCACTAATCATTTTTTACTTTTTTAGCAGCCAGTCGTCCATCTCCAGTCTTACCCCCAGCACAGACAAACATCCGTCAATAAACCCTTCGGCTATCTGCATCTCAATTCGTATTGCTTTTTCGCTTTTCTTTCTCGTCCTGGCTATCTGTCTTTTTGATATTCGCAACAAATAATGAGCAATGAGAAGCGAATACTCCTCAGGTTTTTTCTGCTTCAGACGTGCAAGACAGTTTTCAATGATAAGTCCGTCATCATCGCAGCAGGCTGGACGTGGTTTAGTGGTAGATGGTAAAAGGCCTTTGAATCCGGCAGCGATCGGAGAATAGTCCACCCCGGTGTTACCACTTGCCGCCCATGCCCCCCAGCGTTCAAGAACCATCTGAATATCACGCATCAACTTTCTCCACAAAATCAGGACAGCACACCAATCGCCAGCGCGCGATCGATAAAACGAAATATCAGCTCCAGTTGGGAACCATACTTCTCTTCAAATGCCACGGTATCCGCATGCAGTTCGTCATGGTGTTTTCTGCACAAAGGCAACACAAAAAGGTCATGCGCTTTTGTACCCATTCCACCCTGACCATGACCAATCAGGTGATGCGGATCGTCGGCTGGCTTACCACAACATGCACACGGCTGCGTCTTAACCCAGCGCGTGTACTTTTCATTAACCCAGCGACGACGTTTGGGGCGTAACATAAAAGACTCCGGCGACTCCGGATCCACTTTCAGCGCCAGCACCTTTTTCGCTTTATCCTGGATAATGCTGGTGGCAGGAACCGAAGGCACAAGGTCACTCTCCCGGGTGACAGACGGCAAAACAGGCTTCGGTAATCTCAGGGCCTTACGGGCTGCACTTTCCGGTAAGGCATCCGCCAGGTCATTACGAACCAGCCACCAGCACAGTTCTGGCATTGTCACAACGTGACTGTCATCAAAACCAAGATCACGGCGCACAACAGACAACACCCAGCGGGCACAGTTATCCGTTGCCATTGATTCCAGCCGTTCCGTGAACTGATCGCGCAGCTGGTTATCGCAGTGCCAGCACAGACGGATTGCGCCCGGCGCGTGCCGCATTGTGGTCATGTTCTCGCTGTGCCATCCGGAATGAGGCCACTGACAGCCCTTTTCACGAAGTAACCAGCTTTCAAGACATTCCACGCCACCAGCACGACGAATAACTGCCTCATTGCGGAACACGGCCCGAACGGCAGGATCATCCGCTAACGGTTGTGATGCCGCCGGAACGGCACCACTGGCAAAAGATGAATAGCGTTCCGGCTCAGGCTCCAGCAGGACACGTCCCTGCATAAACAGGGGCATCAGCTCTGAACCTGGTCTGAACAGTACGATCCCCATTCGCGGGGCAATTTCAGGAGTCAACAATGCTCTCACGGTCACCTCAGCGAACGATATTGCATGAACACAGGAGAAAAAATTCAGCCATCACGCAGTAAACTCCTTCACCAGAGTTTCAAACTGGCTTACCTTGCCTTCCAGTTCCGCCACGCAATCCACCAGCTCATCCACCGCCTTTTGTGTGCGGTGTTTTGCCTGCAGCAGATCACGAAGCGCCGGAGTAAGCTGCTTGCGGAGCGTATCCTTTGCCACGCTCATTTTTTCCATCTGTTCAGCACAACGAAGCATCTCCTGCGCCTGGCGACGAAGTTGTTCCGGTGAAACAGTGGCTGTTCTGTTGTTCAAAATAAACGCTCCGTTTTACTACCCGACATGCGGTTATTGCTGTATCTGCGCGGAGTGCCCGGCGTCATGGGAGTGGAAAGAACCCGGGCACTCTCCTGGTCCACAGGCAGAAAATGCCCGTTATGAAAACGCCGGTAAATGGTACCCAGCGTGCCATTACGCTGTTTCGTGATGTTGATTTCTGCTATGCCTCTCGCCTGTGTATCCGGGTTGTACACCTCATCCCTGTAAAGCATCAGAATGATGTCTGCATCCGCCTCTATTTCCCCTGAGTTTTTCAGGTCCGAGTTCATGGGGCGTTTATTGGGTCTGGATTCCACACCGCGGGAGAGCTGGCTCAGAGCAATCAGCGGAAAACCGCCGGATTTTGCCAGGCTTTTTAGTCCCTTTGAGATTTCCCCCACAGCAAGGTCGTGACGCCCCGTGCTGCGGGTTTTAATCAGGCCGAGGTAATCGACCACCACCAGCGCCGTTTCCGGGTGTTTCATCCGGTGGTGCCTCGTGGTTGCACATATCTCATCAATGGTCAGGTTTGCCTGGTCCACCATCCAGATATTACGCCCCGTCATTCGTCCCACGCCCTGTGAGAAACGCGCCCAGTCTTCGTCTTCAAAACGGGCAACAGACTTAAGACGGGATACCGGCATTCCCCCGGCAGCAGACACCATACGTTCACCAATCTGAATGTTCGCCATCTCCATGGTGAACAGAAGCACGCCATGCCCCTGCTCAGTCACCTTGTCGATGATATCCAGCGCAAGTTCGGTTTTCCCCATCGAAGGACGAGCCGCAATGAATACCAGGTCGCCTGGCTCCATACCGCCCGTTTTTGCGTCCAGTTCATCAATACCGGTCATCAACGCCCTGGATTTCTCCAGTCCCTGATTGCGGCATTCAACACGGTCGACCACTTCCGGAAGGACATCATCAATGTGAACCGGCTGAATGACGCCCTTTCCGGTCGACAGTGAGGCCATCATGTTCTGCGCATCCTTCAGGGCATCCTCGGCTGCTTCACAGGTATACGCATCACGTAAATTCTGTAATGCTTCAGTCAGTGTTTTTTCTGCATCGCGCAGTGCGGCATTACGCCGCAACGCTGCGACATAGTGCTCCAGTGAAGACTTCACCCAGGTTTTGCGTCCGGTGTCGGTAATCACCGGGGCAAGTTCCGGCATCTCATTGCACAGCAGTACGGGGTCAATGACGCCGGATACACGGGCCTGTCTGCAAATTCCCGCGTAAATATCCCGGTACTGTCGTGCAGAAAAAACGTCCGCCGACAATGTGGCCAGAATATCCATCACTTCCGGATCAGCCCCACGCAGAAAAAACGCGCCAATGACAGCGCCTTCCAGGTCATCGTTACGCCATGCCGGGGTGTTCTGGCTGGTCATGCGGCAACACCTCCGATACGAGAACGGTAGCTGGGCCAGTTAAACGACAACCAGTTGCGCCCGCCATTGGTGATCCTGTCGGCAATCCGGGGACTGATGAACGCCCACAATTCTTCCGGTGAAAGGTTGCTGATCAAGATAGTTGGCAAAATACCCTCATACCGGGCATTGATAATTTCCTGCAAAATGGCCATTTCAGCCGCACTGCCAAACTGAACGCCGACTTCGTCGATGATCAGCAAATCCAGTGACGCATAATGCTCAATGACGTCATCCGCTGTTTTTTCACTGTCATTCCGCCAGCAGTTTTTCACAGCACGGGTAAGGCGCATCACGTCGGTGATCTCCACACTGGCCAGATAGTTACGGATGATGTGTTTTGCCATTGATACCGCCAGATGATTTTTCCCGGTACCGCAACTGCCGGTCATAACAAGACTGGTACCGTTCTCCAGCATATCTGGCCAGTTCTCCGCATAGCGGCGACAGGCCGCAAGATTTCTGGCTGCGTCAGGATTAACCTCCAGATAATTATCAAACTCGCAGTCCCGAAAACGCAGAGCAATTCCGGCGTTATCAGTCAGTTCTTCCGCCTTGAGGGACGACAGCTCCATGGTCAAATCGTTGGCCTCAGCTATCAAGCAGTCAGGGCAGCATGAAATTTTTTCTCTGTCCTCGCCATTACGATCGCTCCACACCAGAATATGTGTGTGGTATTCGCCATGTTTTTCGCAACACCCGCGCCCTTCACGCATCCAGCAGGAACGATAAGGCCATGGTTTTTCGCCCTTCTGAGCAAATGCAATCTCTGCCCGTAACTCATCCATCCGCGCCTGTAGTCTTGTTTGTTGTTCACGCAGGTTAAACGTCATCATCGCTGTCACCTCAGAATGTCAATTTGTCACTGGATTTACCGAATTTGTCAGACATGGCTCCCAGGCCAGCCAGGACATCGACCTGTCGCTGTCGCCCACCTCCGGGAGCTGCTGGCTGTTGCCAGAAATCTTCGAAGTGACGATCGGGTCCAAAGAACGTCGACGCCTGCTTCACGAACTGGGTGCCGGTATTTCCTGAGACACGCACCCAGGCAGCATAGCGTTTCACACCGTTGAGCATGGTTTCTGGTGTCACACCTTCCCTGATTCGGGCTTTCCAGGCTTTGAAGGCTGCTGACTTGGAATTACCACCAGCACGTTTGGGATATTCCTGCCAGGCCTGTTCAAATTCCGGTGAATATTCCTGTCTGGCAGAACGCGCTGGTGCAGACGCGTCAGCGGATGCGCCAATATCTTGCGGTTCATGTTTTGAATTTACTGGTGGTTCATGTTTTAAACCTTGTGGATCTGGGGTCAGATTCTGAAGGGTCAAACGCGTATTTTTGCCAGAATCTGAAGGGTCAAACACACCTGAACATACAGATTCTGACGGTTCAGATTTTGAAGGTTCAGAATCTGAAGGGTCACGTAATCCTGAAAGTCTGCGCTGCTGTTTCAGTTCTGCAACCTTATCCCGCTCTGTTCTGGCAAGCAGCTCAAGCCGATCAGCATTCAGATGATAAAGATTGGACGTATTACGGTTACCTTTGCGGCGTGACTGACGCGTCAGCCAGCCATCAGCCTCCAGTTCGGAGATTGCCGTTCTGACTGTACTTTCTCCCAACCCAAGCTGTCGGCATATGGTTTCAACACCTGGGTAGCACACCCCGTCATCATTCGAATAATCCGCCAAGCGCGCCATAATCATCAGTTTTGCACCTTTGATGCCATATGCTGCACATGCATCCCAGACATTACCTAGGATTTTGCTACTCATACGGCACCTCCCAGACGCTTAAACATTTTTCCGGACTGAAACGCCACCAGCGGATAACTCAGGGTATGAGTACGTCCCTGAACCTGGCAGACAACCTTCTGGCTTTCTGTATTGACCAGGCAAACCCGCAGAACGTGTCCGTTGCTGGTGGTGAACCACTGCCCCACACGGGGGCAATGGTTGTATCGGTGATACAGGAAATTAACGATGTGGCGGATCATGGACGCACCTCCTTGTCAGAACCATTCAGCCTGGAATCAACAAGTGCAGCACCAAAAACAGCATCACCTACACGGTCGTACAGTTTGCTGGCCAGCGGAGATTCAACAGCCTTAAGCATTGGATAAAGCTGGCTTGTCCAGATTTGATGGATTTCACGCAAATGCAGGTATACGCCTCTGGCGTTTCGTGCGACAGCTGACATATCAGACGCATCGGCACCTGATAAACTCTTCTCCATCTGGTTAAAGGCATTGATGTATGCCTCTTTGAACCGGGCAGCACGTTTACCAGTGAAGCCCATAGCAAGAAACGCAAAGCCGTCGCGGGTTATTTGATAGCAAGGAAGTTTGCGGCCTGTGCAATCGGTGTAATCACTCACCGAAAAATTGCGGGCAGTGAATGATGCGGAACATTCAAGCGTGCGGATCTTTTTCAGTACATCGTCATGACGTTTGGAGAAGAAGTTGGCAACAGCCAGGGATGAAGTAACAGCCTGACCATCAACGATGGCAATTTCAGGTTGAGTGAGGGTTGGGATCGTAGCCATGATGGCAGCCTCTTTGGTGATTTTTAATAACTCACCACCAAGGCTTTCCACGACCTTATTGGTGGTGAGACGTACAGGGGTGGAAATACCGGTCACCAAAGAACCCGGCCCAACCGAAGTTGGCCCTGCACGCCCCACCATAATTTGGGCGTAATGCTGCTCATGACACAAAAAAACCGCAAGAGCGCGGCTGTGCGCTTTGGTGAATTCCGGGTTTCCACGCCCGGCACCCGCTTTATAAGGTGCCTGAACAGTGTAACGTCCCGAAATTGAGGAATCAATATTTTGGAGAACAATCATGCAGCACCCGCCAGTTCTTTATCGTGGGTGAATTCGCCATTCCAGTTTCTCTTCATGGGTAATGCACCTCTAAGATACTGGCGATAAATCCAGACCGCCCCTTTCTGGAGAAGAACTGGTGTATACGAATAAAACCCTTCTTCATAACCTGAATCGATATAGTGGTGACGTTCGGTCAGATACAGATCTCGGGCATATGCCTTTACACGCCATGCGGGGCTTCGCGATTCAGGACGCTCGTCATAAAGCCAGTTGTGAGCCTCCAGAAATGCTGTGATACGCTGAACATTTACTCCATTAAGTTGCTTGCAGAACTGAACCGGTGTCATGCCAGGCTGGAATAAATTTTCCAGATGTTCGATGTATTGGGCCTGACGATGAACGTAACTAATTGCTCTGTTTTTAGCCTCATATTCATCCGCCCAGGCACGGGCAGCAGCAGCCGGATCGCTAAAATCTGGTAGGGATGTCATTGTGGTAAGACTGTAATTCCCCGTTTTACGAATTGACGGAATTACCTCCGATGTAATCCACCGTTTAAAACGTCTTGCCTGTTTTTTTCGACTTTTGATAATCAGCGCATAGAGCCCGGATTCATTGACCAGCAAAGGCTTACGTCCCGAACCTAAGTAATCCTTATATTCGGTTTTATCTTCATCATCGATGGACTGAAGGGAGATAGCAGTATTTGTCAGCCCCAGCGCGTTACATATATCCACGGCAAAAAACCATGGTGTTGAATCAATGACCACACTACGAACTGATGACAACAATTCACCAGTGCTTGATTTAAAATCGAAAACTTTGATATTGTTTTTCACGTAATATCTCCGACGATAAACCCGACTGGCCGGTTTTCTCTGCCGGCCTTTCTTATTTCTGCCAACCAATAACCTGAAATACCCCCATTTTCGGGTAATACCAGCAAGTCCCTCGCGGTTCTGCTTCCTCCATAACCCGATAAAAAGCAGCCATAAACGGTTCCACAGCAACAATTGCGCGACGAGACAACAATCCATCCGGCCTCATGAACTCATGGGGGTCGGTAGGGATCTGATATGCGTTCACCAGATTGCGGCATTTCGCATCTGACATACCCGTTTTCGCCGCCAGCTGACGATAGCCTGCATAACCATCGCGTATGGCGCCTCTTTTGATTTGTTCGACAGTTTCAGTAACGTGGGTGACTTTCTCTTCCACCTGCTCAAGACGTCTTTGTTGGCGAACAGCTTCAAGCGCCATTGCAGCAACCATTTCGATCTGGCTCATTGGTTTGCGGATTTGTTCTTCCAGTTCGCGCCAGCGGTCTACCAGACGGGCGGTGAATTCAGGGCAAAGCTGTGCGACAACAATGATGCTGTCGCGTTTGCCTTGTTCGCCTTCAAACAGATAATGCTCGTGTTGAACTTTAAACCCTAAGTTATTGATTCTTTCGGAAACCTCAATTTGAGGAGACCGGACAACACCACCTTTGGCTAATGTTTCAATAGTGCGTTTTACATTGTCATGACGCTTACCCACCAACTCTGCGATCTCAACGCTGGTCATGGATGCTTTATCGGTAAAAATTGCGGTATTCATCTGATTGCTCCTTGAGAATGACATTTCAGAACTCACGCCAAAACGTATGCATCGTGAGTTACTGCTCGTGACAGTCAGTCTTTAATCTCTGGTAATACCGTTTGATTTTCGTAACGAATCAGGAATTCCATCTTCGGGATAAGGGTATAGATCAGGTCTTAACCCATGCGGAGTAACCTTCCATTCAACCAATTCACACACCCGTAAAACAAAACGGGAAGGAACGGAGTTTTTAGAAAACCACAGGTTCACCGCTTGTGGCGTAACACCGATGTATCTCGCTATGGCGTTTTGAGGGATCAATTTACGCAACATGTCGTAATCATTCAGTTTTATCACAGCGCAGCTCCAATATTAACTTTACAAATCAAGAATACATCAAGAATAAATTAACATGCAAGTTTCAAAAGGATAGAATACACTAAAATCAAGTTAATATTTATGTGTATAAAGCCTCGACAGGAACTCACCATGAAGAATGTAAAAAGCACAGAAAATCGGATAGCAATGATGCTGAAAACGAAAGGCTGGAGTCAGGCTGAACTAGCCCGTAAGCTGGGTGTAAGCGCGCAATCAGTACAATACTGGACTACAGGAAAGACGTTTCCCAGAAGCGATAAACTTGCACAGCTATCAGTAATTAGTGGTTATCCACAATCCTGGTTTTTGGGTGAAGATACCTCATCGACACACTCTTCAGCTGAAAAACACCATACAAGAGAAGACAGCGTTGTGTTCAATGTGCTGGATGTTGAATTCAGCTGCGGCGACGGAACTCATGTTCGGGGAGATCTAATTGATGTAGTACGCTCAATAGAACTTGATCCTGAATATGCCCGCCGCCTGGTCGGTAACAGAGCATTCAAGAACATAGAAATCGGTAACGCCAGAGGGGACAGCATGGCCCCAACAATCGCCCCAGGTGACTTACTGTTTTTAGATAAAACAGTAACTTATTTTGACGGTGATGGCATTTATGCATTTTGCTTTGATGGCGAATGTTACGTCAAACGACTTCAAAAAATTGGAAGCAAGATCATGGTCTTATCAGACAATCCCAACTATCAGCCGTGGAGCATCGAAAAAGAGGGAATGGCGCTGCTATATATCCAGTCAAAAGTCATCTCATCGGTACCATTCAATATCAACAGATTTGGTTAGTTATTGATTTTAAATTAAATTATTGGTCACACATTACAAAAAAATCAAGTTTATCAATTTTTGATTGACACACGTTTTCCTGATACATAATATCTCACCATCAATTATATATTGATTAACTTCAACTTAGAATTGCATGGTGATGATATGGAAGCCTTACAAACAACACCAAAAACATGTAGCCTCAATACTTACAACAAGGTTTTATGTGATGATTTAGACCTCGATTCTTTTGCATTAACCATCGCAAACCTGCTCAGTGCTGTTCGCACCTTCAACCTCCTGGATGATACGCGATTAAAAGAGGTTGGGTTTGATGTGCTGGAATTTACTCATGAATATGCTTTAGCGATCGCATCGACAAAACAACAACATTCTATTCGCTCAGGCAACAAGATAGCCTGCATACGCACCAAACGTGAAGCCTGCGGCTTAACAACTGCCGAACTCGCCAGGCTGCTCGATCTCGATGAAGAAATTATCATCCAGTGGGAGAGCGGAGAGTACGAACCAACCATCAGCATGCTTATCCCCCTGGCAAACGTCCTGGGATGCGATCCGCTTTCTCTGCTGAGTGAAAAAAACAGCGAGTCAGTTATTCGCGTAAATGTGCCTGAAGTCCATGTGGAAAGTATTGGCGCACGCATCAAAAGCGCCCGTACAAAACTGGGATTAACCGAATCTGATCTTGCCCGCATGATTCATACCTATAGTGACCCCATAAACGACTGGGAATGCGGCATCCATGAAGTTCCAGCTGCTCAGATAGTACCACTGGCCAGTGCGCTTAATTGTGACTTGATGTGGTTGTTAACGGGAAAATCAGAAGCAAAGGAGTAGCAACAATGACTGGCAATATCCATGATAAGTATGAAGGCTTATGCCTGGCACCGGATTCCTTTGCAAACAATATCCATAATTTATTATGCGCAGTTGTTGTATTACAAATGTCAGACAACGATGCAATAAAAAGAACAGGTGATGAAGTTCTTGAATTTGCACGTTGCTATGCTGAAGCAGCTGCTGAAAAAGAACTAACCAGTTAAATAGAACAAGTCATCTCCGGATAATATATTACGGCTTAATCGCCGGGGATTATCACACCCTTAATCCACAGGAGGTTTTATATGACCTTTATAAAACATAAGGCATCACACAAAACAGCCTGCCTTATTGCACAGCACGGGAAAAATCACATGCATATTGCCTGCTTGTTTCTGCGTAAAGCATACGGGAGATAATAATGCATCAGAAAACAGCAGAACACGAACAAACCAGAGTATTGCTGACCATCAAAAACGGGAAAGTAATATTAATTCGTCATGTTCATGACGATGAATTTGTAGGAAATCTTTCAACATTCCTGTTTATTGCAGAAAAGGCAGGATATGACGTTATTGCACCAGCAGATGAAGATGAGGAATAAATTTCATGCACTACGCTGAATTCCAGGCTGAAGCAACAGCCAATGGTATACAAACAGGCAGTATGACTATTGATTATCACGACGCCATACGCCGTCTGGATGCTGGAGAATTCGATACTCCTAATGTGCGAGGTTTACGTATCCTTCAGTGTCTCGCGCAAGCTGACGAAGCAGGATTACTGGGAAAACTTCCGGTTGAGATGAAGGTTGCCCAGTGGCGATGGTTGTATGTGACGACATTCATCAACGAAGAAGAAGACAAGAACGGCACAATTGATGTCCCGAATGAACACGGAACAACAGATCGCGCCGTAATATATAACGGGAAGCATGGAGTTATGACTATATACCCTAGTCCCATTCGGTTTGCCTTACAGCAGTATATTGAATGGAATTTAATTCAAACATATGGCGAGGCTGAGGGAATGGGAAGAGCGCTGTTTCTTTATCAGAAAATGCTCACCACTTCCCCTGATAAAGGTTTCATTCTTTCAGATATAGGTCGAGAAGGGCTTGAACTCCTTCTGGATGAAATAATTAACGACCTGAATACTCATGGTATGCCAGAAGGCCAGTGACACATTAAATATTAAGAAGAATATAACTCTTCCGTTTTTTACTAACCGTTTATATGAAAAGCGACCGTGAATTAAGCAGAGTAAAACTGCTTTTAATCCTTGCCACAGTACTGACACTAACAGAAATCATTATTCTCTTTATTGCGCTGTCTGTCAGTTAAAAATATCGGGATACCACATACCAATGAGACTGTATTTCACAATAGTAATTTTACTGGCAATTATCGCATGCATTTACGGATTACTCGTTCCGTTCCTTATATCCATGAAGGATACGAGAGCAGTTATTTCTGGCTTTGCACTGGCGTTTCTGACCCCGCCCTGCATTTATGCCATTTACAAGGGTCTTTCTTTCACTAAGGATAAAAAATGAAAAAAATTATTTTTGCTTTAGCCATTGTTCTGCCGACCATTGGTCTTGTCGGTTGCGATCGCGTTGAGCCCGGTAATGTTGGCATCAAAGTAAATAAACTGGGCGACGATAAAGGCGTCGGTGAGGTGGTCGGTGTTGGTCGCTACTGGACTGGCTGGAATACTGAAGTTTACATCTTCCCCACCTTCAAGCAAATGAAGACCTACGATGAACCGTTCAGCTTTCAGATGAGTGACGGCACAACCATCGGCTATCACATCGGTGTGGCCTACAAGGTTGATCCATCCAAAGTTACTACAGTGTTTCAAACCTACCGCAAAGGCGTGGATGACATTACCGACACTGACCTGCGCCAGAAGATAGCCGACGCACTCAACCGACTGGCCAGCAAAATGACCACCGATAAATTTATCGACGGTGGCAAGTCTGAACTGCTGGATTCAGCACTTAAAGATATTCAGGCAGAAATGACCCCCATCGGCATTCAGGTAATGAGCCTCTCTTATGTCGGTAAACCGGAATACCCGCCAACCGTGATCGACAGCATTAATGCCAAAGTCACAGCGAACCAGAAAACCCTGCAACGCGAACAGGAAGTAAAACAGCGCGAAGCGGAAGCCAACATGTTGCGCGCGGAAGCAGCCGGACAGGCTGACGCCATTCGCACAAAAGCCCAGGCCGAAGCCGATGCTATTCGTTTACGCGGTGAAGCTCTGCGCCAGAACCCCGGTGTTATGGAGCTGGAAGCCATCAATAAATGGAACGGCACACTGCCGCAATACATGACCAGCGGTGCCAATACACCATTTATCCAGGTTAAATAACTTATATGCCCGGCAGGCCGCCGGGCTAAGGGAAAAGCAGATGAACACCCATAATGCCCAACCGCAAATAATGAACTATGACCCGAATCTGACGTCATGCGGACGCATGGCAAAACAAACCGTTCGATTAACTTTCGGGTTATGGGAATACCGCGAAACATTCGAAGTTACTGTCGGCGGCAATCTGACCGGACTGGATGTTATCAGTTGCGCTATTGAAAGCCTGTACGCAACACTGCCTTATGAAGAAGTCGAGGATGAGCGCACAGGGGGAACAGATATCATGGCCACCATTAATATTGGCGAACTGATATGTCAGGATGAAGACCTGTCCGGAGAGAGCTGGCTTGCTGGAATGCTTGTAGCTGCAGAAATTATCAGTATTGAACCCGCTACAAATATACGGCTCTGAAGTTCTCGCTATTCAGAGAACAGGAGAAAAAATGTTCGATTTGATTAATCAAGGACAACTGTATACCGACAGTGCCGGTTACCCGGTCAAAATTATTCACTGCATAAATAACATCGTGTTGTACAGAAGAATGGATGGACGAACACAGTCGGTAAAAATAAACGATTTTAATGAACTGTTTGAACGAATCGATCACCAGGAATACCGACAAATTCTGGCAGAAACAGAACAAGAAGCTCATCTGAAAAAATTACGTGCCATGAAAAGGAAGTAAAGAATGAATAAAGCGTTTGAGCTATGGGTACGCCAGCGTTACGGCAATCGCTATGACCTGACGCGAGATGTTGACGGTTTCTACTGCCGTGAAGTTGTGAAACGAATGTTTGACGTGTGGTGCCACTGCCGTGGATGAAAATTTTATGAGGTTGGCATGCAGACAATCATCTATCAGATAACCCCCAGCAAATGGTGTACGGAGAGAGTCCTCATTGCATCAACAGGGCTAAAGCCTGGCACCATTGAGCGGGCAAGAAGAAAGTCATGGATGCAGGGAAAAGAATACCGCCATTACGCTGTAGAAGGTGATCCGGGGCACTACAGTGAATGCCTGTACAACATCGAAGAAATTATGCGATGGATCGAAAACCAGAAACAACCAGGTGCCAAAAATGCAAGTTCCGGTTAACCTGTTAATGCTCCTGGACGTCTGGGAGGTTTAATGAGTAACGCATCATACCCGACAGGCGTTGAAAACCATGGCGGATCACTCCGCATATGGTTTCACTATAACGGCAAACGTGTCAGAGAAAACCTCGGTGTTCCTGACACCGCCAAAAACCGGAAGATCGCAGGTGAACTTCGCACTTCCGTTTGTTTTGCAATCAGAATGGGGAGTTTCGACTACGCCGCGCAGTTCCCTAATTCCCCTAACCTGAAACACTTTGGCTTGGGGAAAAGAGAGATAACAGTTAAGGCACTTTCGGAAAAATGGCTGGACCTTAAGAAAATAGAGATAGGAAGCAATGCATTCAGTCGGTATCAATCCGTGGTGAGAAACATGCTTCCTCGCATAGGGGAAAAACGTCTTGCTTCGTCTGTAACAAAGGAAGATTTACTGTTTATCAGGAAAGATTTGTTAACCGGGTATCATAATCTCTCTAATGGAAAAACAACGCCGGTTAAAGGGAGATCGGTAGTTACGGTTAATTACTACATGACGACAATTGCAGGAATGTTTCAATTTGCTGCTGATAACGGCTATATCGGGTCAAACCCATTTAACGGGCTGACACCATTAAAGAGATCAAGAACAGAGCCAGATCCGCTCACGCGTGACGAATTTATTCGCTTTATTGATGCCTGTCACCATCAACAAACGAAAAACCTGTGGTCCTTAGCAGTATACACAGGCATTCGTCACGGTGAGCTAATAGCTCTCGCCTGGGAGGATATTGATTTAAAAGATAAAACAATGACTATCCGTCGTAATTATACAAAACTCGGGGAGTTCACTCTACCAAAAACAGAGGCGGGAACTGATCGTGTTATTCATCTTGTTCAACCAGCTGTTGATGCCCTGAAAAGCCAGGCTGAAATGACAAGGTTTGACCAGCAATATCAAATTGATGTCAAACTGCGGGAGTTCGGACGCAGCACAAACCATGAATGCACGTTTGTTTTTAATCCGCAACTGGTGAAAAAATGCCAGCACGTCGGCCACCACTATAAAGCAGATTCCATCAGAGATTCCTGGGCATCTGCATTAAGGCGAGCAGGACTGCGGCACAGAAAAGCCTATCAGTCTAGGCATACTTATGCCTGCTGGGCATTATCGGCAGGAGCGAATCCAAGCTTCATAGCAAACCAAATGGGCCATGCAAATGCACAAATGGTATTCAACGTTTACGGTGCATGGATGGAAGATAACAATATCGGGCAAATAGAACTACTCAATAAGCAGTTGACAGAGAGTGTCCCATACATGCCCCATAGAGCCAGACTCTGA